GTGCCCCCCGGTGAGGTCACCGAAAGTGCGCTACTCAAATGGTTTGCTAGCCAGGGGCATTGGTCGCCGGAGACACGCCGGGGTTACCGGGCGTCATGCGTCGTGTTCTTCCGCTGGGCCGTCAAGACCGGAGTGGCACATGCCAACCCAACGGACGAGCTGCCCACCGTGAAGGCCACGGTCGGAGCGCCGCGCCCCGCACCAGATCTCGTCTGGAAAGAGGCGGCGAGCAAGGCCCGCCCCCGTGAGGCCCTGATGCTCCAGCTCGCGTGCGAGGCCGGGTTACGCCGCGCCGAGGTGGCGCAGGTTCACGTCGATGACCTGCTCGACGGGATCGGTGGCGCACAGCTCCTCGTTCACGGCAAGGGCGACCGAGAGCGCGTCATCCCGATCACCGACGAATTGGCCGGCCGAATCGCGGCCGGTCCGGCAGGCCACACCCCGGAGCTTGCCTCGCTCGGGACTGGCTGGCTCTTCCCCGGCGACGATGACGGTCACCTCTCGCCGCGATGGGTCGGCAAACTGTGCGCGAAAGAGCTTCCCGGCGTCTGGACCATGCACGCGCTTCGACACCGCTTCGCCACCAAGGCGTATAGGGGCACCCGGAACCTGCGTGCCGTCCAGAAGCTACTCGGCCATTCCTCGGTGGCAACCACCGAGCGGTACACCGCCGTGGATGACGACGAGCTGCGCGAGGCCATGCTCGCGGCCGTCGCCCCGAGCACCCCCCGTCGGTGGTCGAACACCGCATAACAGTCGGTTTGGAAAGTTTTACATACCAGTGTGGAAAGAAAACTTTACAGTCTGGTGATACCGCTTTATGCTCTGAAACATGAGCAACGCAGCAAACGCCAGCCGGATCTACCCGAACGTGCAGATGGTGGCGAACGCCTTGGACCTCTGCGACACCCTGGCCGAGGCAGCCAAACGCCTCGGGGTCGGCATCTGCGATCCGGGTGACGTTCCCCCGTTCATCGCGGTCTCCACCGAGCGGGGTCCGGTGCGCGTCACCGAGTACGCCATCTGCCAGTGCTGCCTACGCGGCGCCGAGAGTGATGACCACACCGCGATAACCGGCCTCGAAATCGAGTACGCCGACTAGTCGTCGGGGTCGCCAACCGGGCGGCCCCACAGCACAATTCACAACCCGCCTCTGCAACAGGCGACAACCGAAAGGAACGAAATGACCACCACGCTCGCCCCTATCCCGGCCCGCACGCTGCGCAACGCGGACCTGCCCTCGCTCATCGCACTGCTCCAGCAGCAGCACGCCCAGAAGGTCGACATCGTGATGCCGATCCAGCGCATGCGCTTCGGGAGCGGCTATCTCCAACTGACCGGCCACGAGCCGCAGATCGACGAGAACGGCGTCACCGACATCAACGGCGCGTACCAGCTAACCCAGCTCGCAGACGCCCAGCTCGGCAGCACGCTCGATATCCCGGTGAAGTACGTCCGCAAGCTGCGCACCGAGTGCGTCTCGCTGCTCGACACCAACTACGAGACGCTGGCGGCGAAGCAGGACCCGAAACGTCAGGTACTCGTGCGGATGCTCACCGGCAGCGACCCGGAGCGGCCCGGCACCAGCGGCATCATCCGCGCGGTGCTCTCCGACCGCTACGGCATCCGCGACAACCTCGACACCGTGATGGCGATGCTCGAAGGGATGCAGGCGGCCGGGCTGGACGGCAGGCATATCCGCAACGCGGACCTGACCGACGACCGCCTGTACCTGCGGATCACCGCACCCGAGTTCGGCGTGCAGGCCGAGAAGCTGCTCAAGGACTACCGCTCGCCATTCCAGGGCAGCGGCTATGGCGGCGAGGCTGCCGAGAACCCCAAGCTGGTCTACGCCGGTCTGCTGATCACCAACAGCGAGACGGGCGGCGGCGCCTTCACCATCACCCCGGAGCTGCGGGTGAAGGTGTGCGACAACGGCATGACCATCAACGCGGACGCGCTGCGCAAGATCCACCTTGGACGCAAGCTCGACGAGGGCGCGGTCACCTGGTCGGCCCAGACCATCGACGCCGCCAACGAGCTGGTGAAGCAGCAGATGCGCGACGCCGTGGCCGCGTACATGACCACCGAGTACGTCGCCAAGACGGTCGCCAAGCTGGAGGAGACCAGCGACGTGGAGCTGGACAACCCGCAGCAGACCATCGAGGTGGTCGGCAAGAAGCTGGCCTACTCCGGCAACGAAATGTCGGGCATCCTGGCGCACTTCATCAAGGGCGGGCAGCTCACCGCAGGCGGCATCATGCACGCCGTCACCTCGTACGCGCAGGAGATCGAGGACGTGGACCGCTCCAACGAGTTCGCCGCGACCGGCGTTGACGCCATGCTCGTGGCGGCCGGCCGATGAGCGCCGAGGCGCGGTGCCCGCTGTGCGCGGACATCATGGCCGAGCCCGAGGTGCGTAACTCGTTGTCCCGGTTCGTCGACTCCTACATCTGCAACCAGTGCGGAATGGCCGAGGCCCTGCTGAACATCACTCAGCAGGCACGGCGGTGCCTCTACTTCGATGAGATCGGCGGCACGATGATCGTCACCGAGGACGAGCCGGGCTACCACCCGTTCGCGATCACCTTCCCGCGTGGACCCAAGGCCATCTCGTGGATCGAGACGTACGTGAAGGCCGTCAACGAGCGCCTTGGCCTCACCGAGAAGGACGCCATCGACATCGTGACCAGCTCGATGTTCGGTGCGCGCCAGAAGTTCATCGACGCGCACTACACCCCGCGAGGCTGACCCAACCACCAGCCCCAGAGCGGCGAGGATGCACCAGCGCCTCGCCGCTCTGGTCTATCCAACCAAGGAGCGAGCGTGACCACCTGGCGCGTATTCATCCCCCACGACGGCCCGTGCGTCTGCTGGACCGGACCCGTGGTGATCCACGAGGGCGGTTGCTGCTTCCACTACCCGCCGACTGACGACGACGAGCTGGGGGTGCCGCCACCGTGCGGGCACTGGCACCCGGCAGTCGGCCGGCCAAATCGGGTGTCCGTCTTCGACCTGACCTCCGAGCAGGCACTCGCCCACTTCACCGAGCTCGTGGAATCCGGCGAGCTGGACGAGACCAAGGGCGGCGTCTGGAGGATCTGCTGATGGGCGCGTACAACGTGGCCGTCGTTCTTCCCGACGATGCCACCGACATCGAGCTGGCCGTCTCCGAGGCGATGGAGCCGTACCGGGGGGCCGAATGGGAGTGGTACACAATCGGCGCCTATCGGTGGCCGGGGATCTATGCCACGGTCGATGCCGACGGGCGGTGGGTGGTCGGGCCGCCGCCTGACGGCATCGCGTTCGTGGTCCTCCGCTGCAAGGGTTGACCTGCAGAATCGCTGTCAACATTCCGCGAGGCGGGATAGGCTCAGCCTCCCCGACTCCCGGAATGGAGACCACCGTGACCCCTCGGCTCATCGCCCTCGCCGCCGCCCTCTCGGCTGCCGTCGTGCTCGCGTCCCCGGCCGCTGCCGATGATGACGCCTACCTCGATGCGCTCTCCGCGCAGGGCTTTCAGGTGATGTGGCAGTCGCGACCGTTTCTACTCGGCGCTGGCAACGGCATGTGCAACGACCTGAACAACGGCGAGACGCCCGAGCAGGTGGCCGGCCATTCGAGCTACCCGAACGCAACCCCGGCCCAGCTCTTGATCATGGCGACCGCCGCCAAGAAACACCTCTGCCCGTAGGGTGCCGAGCACGGCTAGGCCGAACTACCCTCTGGCCAGCCTGGGTCGGGTGGCAGGGTTGGTGGTGGGTCGCGGAACAGGGTGGGCTTCGTCCACTCGTCGGGTATTGGCGGGGCGAAACTCTTGCATTTGGGGTTGATCTGGTTGATTGCCGTGTAGTCGAAGAGGACCCATGAACCGAATACGTCGTCAGCCGGTCGCTGAGCTGGCCCCTTCTGGCGTACGGGTGGCGAATGCTGTTGATCGGCAGGAAGTTTCGGGTCCGGGCCAAAGGTCATCGACACCTCAACGACCCAGTTGTCGAGATTGTTGATTATGTACGTGCCGTCATCTCGTTTTTGGGCGGTCTGGCGACCATCAATACAGACTTCGGCCGTGTAACGATCCCCGTTGCGGGTTAGGCCGATGACTGAGTGATACAGCGCGCCAACAACAAGGTTGCCGTAGCGGTTCTTGTCGCCGTCGAACTCGTCGAGCTTCGAGACGTTGTTGAATGCGTGCTCAAAGCCGGGATAGCCGCCGTTTTTGATGGCCTCCACGCCGTGACCTTCTGCGATCCGTGCCGCGTTCATGGACTCGGTAGCGGCGCGGATGAAGGTGCCTTCCGGCGCCATCAGGTCGGCCGCTGGATCGGGCACCCAGCGCACGACGGTGTGATCGTTGTTGTCCCACTGCGGTTTCGTGTCGGGGGTGCACGACGGCAGTAACAACGCCACTGCCAGCGCGAGTGCGAAGCGAGTGCGCGTCACCGCTGCTGCCCGAATTCAGGAGTCCAGATTGAGGAACGTCCACCCCAGTCTTCTTGCTTTAGCCAGTGGTCGATGTCGACGTTGTAGGTATGTGGCGCAACGTCTTTGAACCACTGAGACAGGGCTTGCTGCGCGGCCAATTCACCACCTTTGGGGATGGTGGTGGCGTCGAATTGCCCACCGTTGATGTACTTGCCGATCATGGGGTCATCGGCAATGCCTGGGTGCGCTTTCAGGAGCGCATCAAGGGCACTGGTCTGGTAGGCGGTGATGTTGTCGAAACTTCCTGACTGGGCGAGGTTTTGGGCAAAACCATCAGGTAGTTTTGTGACGTTCTCCATGTGCTTCTGGGTAGCGTCGAGTACGTCGAAAGCATCGCCAATGTGTGGGATTGGGAGTTTGCCAATTAGCTTCTTGGCTTGTTCCATGCTCTCATTCGTGGGTTCGTGGCCCACCGAGTCAAGGGCACCGTTGAGCATGCCCTGCGAGAGCCTTCCGGCAGCGTTGAGGTCCATGTCTTTACCGGCGCGGGCGGCTTCGTCGAGAAGCTGCTGATGTTGCGCTTGGGCTTGTTCGTTGATGATTCCACCTGAGTAGCGGCCCTGGTCGAGCGTGGAGATCATGTCCTTGAACTGGTCGGCCTTCTTGAATGGTTCGATGCCGGGGTCAGGCCGATGATCAGGGTCAGGAGCGACATACTGGCTCAGATACTCGCCTTGCACACGAGCGGTGGTACCGGCCATCTCGGGGTTGTTCTGGGCAAAGTTACCGCCGCCGTCCGGGTGCTGGAGCTCTGCCTTATGCTCCGCCATGTAGTGACCCTGCGCATTGGCGACCTCTGCGCCCATCTTGGAGTGGTCACCGGCCCATTGCACGGTGTCATCAACCTTTCCGGACTGATCGCCCCAGTTCTCGCCCAGGACGCCGCGTAGGAACTTCTCCGTTTCGGTGGGCTGGCCGGTGGCGATCTCGTGCACACCCACGTGGTCTTGCGCGCCGCTCTGGTAGATGTCGGCAAGGGCATTGGTCACCGGGCCGTGCGCGTCCGAGATGATATGCGTGGGATGTGCCGGGGAACGGCTGTCAATGTCGGCGTTGGTATATGCCGTAGCCGCATCCAGCATCGAACGCCCCGCCTCGGAACCGTTGAGGTACCCGCCTGCGCCGTCGAATATCTTTGCCACGTCCTGCATTTGGCCGACACCACGTAATTCGATGTTCGGCAACCCGGCCTTATCGGCGGCCGGGCCAACCCCCAGCGGGCCACTAGCCACACGATCCGAACGAGTCAAGGCTTGGCGCACACTATCGGGCAAGTTCGCCAACGAGCCCGCAGCCGGGATGAAGTTCTTCTTCGTGGCGTCGGTGACACCCGAGGCATTGTTGACACCGGACTTCACCTGATCGTTCGCTGCCAGCGCCAACGCTCTCGTCAACGCCGTCTGTTGCGCGGGCGGCAGCGACGATTTGATCGCCGCTATCTCGGCTTCGCTCTTACCGTCGAACGAGTGCGCCAACTGGTACAGGTACTGCATCCGGTTGGACCCGATGTCGATTTTCCCGCCTGTCGCAAGGGTTTTCAGTTGCCCGTCATCGAGAGTCGAGGCGGCCTGCACGCGCGCCAGCACGTCCGGTTCCCATTGCGTGCCGCCCTGCAAGTATGCCCCGTCGTAGTGCCCATCGGCGGCTGTCAGCCCACCAATGGGGTTGTACGAGGTGTTTAGCTCGGAGGCGATAGCACGGATTTCGGTCTGCGACTCCTGTTCGGCGCCAATCCATTTGTCATACGCGGCTTGCAATTCCTTGGTCACCCGCGCGGCGACCTCTTTGCCCTTAGCGATGTCCTGCGGTCGAGCCCCCGGTGGAGCAATCCAGGTGACCGTGCAGTCCTCGGCTACGGCGTAGCCGTGCGAGGTCATGTCGTCATGGATCTGCACTGCTGCGCTGTGGCTTTCTTTGACCTTGAACGCCAAGGTGTTCAACGCCTCCGTACCTGCGTCGCGCCCATGCTGGGTGACCCCGTAGAGCATCTTCTCGTCGGCGGCGGCGGTGTCCTGGGCCGCACCAGCGGCCTTGCCTTGCCAATCGGAGCCGCCTGGGTGGTCGATTGCCTGCTTGTAGTGTTTGCCGTCCTGCTGCATCTCGGTCAACGCCGAAATCGCAAGCCGCAGTCCAGCCATGGAGTGCTCTGGGTCAGACGACAGCAGTAACCGCAAGGAACGCCCGCTCATCAGTACGCCGTCCGCGATAGGCCGCCCGTTGATCTGATCAGCTGGGTGACGTGTTCCTCGGTGTCCCCGAAGCCGTTCTTGGCCTGCACCGACCAATCAGCCACATTGGTGCACCGGCCAGCGAACGCCCGCTGCAAACCAGGGATCGCCTGCGTCAGCAGCTCGCGCACCGCCACCAACGACGGCGCCTCTCCGGCCTCCACCTTTGGCGGGTTCGCCGCCTTGTCGGCCAACTTCTTGCCCAGCGTGTTCAGCTCCGGTGACAGCTTCCCCAGAGCCTCCAAATCGACCTTCAGTTGTTCGTCGGACATAGCATCTCCCCGCGTGCGTGACGGCCGTCACAAAAAAGTTTGCCCCAGCCTAGCATTGAGGCCGAAACACTGCAGATAAACACCGAAAACCGCCCTCATCCTGAGAGGTGAGGGCGGTTTCCGGCGGGAGTAGTCGCGGAACAGATGCCGCTATCGGCGCTGGTATCTCACCAACGCCAGGATCAGCCGAGCGAGGGTCACGGCCAACGCGGCATAGAGCAGGTCACGCGCCTCCGACCGCAGCGGGTAGTTGTCACCCCACCACGTCGAGAGCGAGTTCTGACTCAGCACCAACGCCAGCGACAGCCCGAGCGCCAGCAGATTGCGGCCGACTGGCCGAACCCACCACGGCGACCGAAGGAAGTACAGCAACGTGAACGCCCACGCCGTGACCGCTGCTGCGACCAGGAGGCAATCGGCCATCAGCTCGGCGTCGACCCCGAACAGCACCGGCAGGAATGCCACCAGCACCACGCTGGCGGCGTGCGCCAGACACTTCATCATGTTGCGTACTTCTTCCTCATCGTTCGCTCGATAGCTTCGGCGAAGTGGTTGCGCTCCAGCAGTATTTCGGCGTGAGCGGCCAGCGCCTCGGCGTGCTCGCGGTCAGTGCGCGACTCCTGCCGGATGGCGAGAGCCCGCTCAATGCCGGGGTCGGGCGACCGGCGCCGCCGCAGCCACTTCACGTCGTCGTCTCCTGGCCGATGGCCTCCACGACCGCGACGTTGAGCCTGCTTGCGTCAGTGAGCCGGTTGATGGTCACCTTGTCGTCCTGGTGAGCCTCGGTCAGCAGCGCGATCTGCTGATCCTTGGTTGCCATGATCCTGTCGACGGTGGCCTTGGGCACCAGCCGCCCGGTGAAGATGAGGATCAGCACGCCACCGAGCAGGATCGCCCAGAGGTAGTCATCCGGGCTATTGAGCAGCACGGACATGTTGCCCACTACTGGCCGTCCGAGGGCGGGTTACGCCGATCCTGGATGAGCTTGGCCGTGGACAAGCTCGTGGAGATGAGCCCGACGCCGGTCACAATCCAGGTCAGGCCCTCGCCGCCCTGGAGCTGGTCGAGCGCGACGAGCACCACCACAGCGATGATGAACGTGAGCAACGCGGCGGCGTGGATTGCCAGCCTTAGGTTGTCGTTGGGCATGGTCGGTTGTCCTCTCATTTTCGTGTTCAAAACCGGAATCAGTGCAGGTCAGGACTGGAGTCGCATCGCGACATCGAATTGGAATCCCTGGTCCCACTGCGCCCACGAGCCAGGGAACAGCAGAAGCGTTGCGGTGGGCACTTTCTCGCGGATCAGGGAGACCGCCTTGTCGACGCCGGTCATGCCATCCCAGAGCGCATAGGCCGGGTCGTCGTACTTCCCGTGAGCGCCAGTTGCCGCGAACTTGATTGCGTCAGTCAGCAGTTGGACGACCTGCGGCAACAGTGCAAGGATCTGCACCGGACCAAACAGTGAACCGATCACGTTGGCCGGGCCAGTGGTCATCGCACCGGCCAGACCGGACAACACACCGGCCAACGGATCATTCGATGGCTTCTGGCCGGTGAGCTGCTGCATTGCCAGCGTGGGGAACACGGTGAATAGCCACGTGGCGAAGTCGAGCGTCAGCTCCATGCGGCTGATGATCTGGTACAGGAACAGCAGCAGACCCCGCGCCTGCGGGTACCAGTCGCCGTCAATTGCGAAGCTGTAGTACCGATTCCAGCACCAGCGCGGCTGGTACTCACCGGAGATACCGCCGAACGGGGTATCGCCCATGAGCGAGCCCTCCACGGGCATCGCCGGGTCACCGAACGTGATGACCATCTCGATATCGTCGCGCCACTCCTCGGGCACCGTGTCCAGGAACCGCTTCACCGAGCTGCCGCCCATGCTGTAGCCAATCGGGATGATCGGCGTCGGCCCGGCCGCGCGGAGGATCGAGTGCAGCCGATGGCCTTCGGCGCCGAACGCCTGAACGTCCTTCTGGTAGCTCGGCGCATCCGGTGGCATGAGGTACGCCCGGCTGTCGCCACCGACTCCCTGGATGCGATACCGGGGCGGCGCGGGCACATGTGGGATGAGCCCGAGCGCATCGCGGGTGGCGTAATCGAGCACGCCATCGATGCGAAGCGGTGGCCGGCCAATTCGCACCCGCTCGACGTTCTTGTTGATCTGGTACGTCGCCAGTGCAATGCACAGGTCATCGCTGAAAAACGTGCTGTCGTCGAGCTGCTTGGCATACGAGAACTTCCGCCGCAGTTCGCGTTTGGTGGCCTGCACCGGCTCGCCACGCTCTCCTACGGTGTAGCCCACCCACTTGCCGTCGGGTCCGTTCATAGCTGCGCCACCGCCTCCTGGAGTGCCGTCAGCACTGCCTCCGCGTCGGCGAAAGCGCCGTCGTTGGCGACCACCACGACCTGCTGGGCATCGGGGTAGTAACTCGCCGTGGCGCTGCCTTCAACGGCACGGATCACGTCACTGCGGCTGGTATCTATCTCGGCCATCAGAGGGCTCCTGTCTTTCCTCGGTCGTTGGTGCCGAGCACCTTGTCTCGGATCTCTGCGACGGCCTCGACGAGGGTCTGACCGCCAAGCTGCTTCCACCGCAACGTGAGCTGTTCATCGGCGGGACCGACTGGCCCGCTCGGGTGTTGCGGATCCACAGGCGGGTTTGACACGGGCGTCATGAACGCCTTGACGCGACGAATGAACGCATCCATCGGGAATCCATCGCCGGGGTCGGTGTGCCCGCCGCCGCGACGCCCGAAATCGCGGTGCCCAACGATGCCCTTCGGCAGGATCGGCCACCCGGACTTGCCGCCGTCGCCTGCGTAAACCGCTGGCAGGCCGAACTGCTGGCACGCCGCCGCTGCCGCCTTGGCGCCACGGGTGAGCATCGCGTCTTCGTTCAGCCCGTCGCTGGCGTCGGTCTCCAGCCACTTGCCCTCCGACCATTCGGCGAACGACCCGGCGAAGCAGATGTGCACCGCGATGCTGTTCGCATCCGCTGCGGCCCACGGTCCCTCGGTGACGGGCACAATCTCGACCGTGTGCTTGTCGTCCACCGCCAGGTTGTAGGAGACGGGGTTATCGGGCTGTGTGATCCTGCTGTTGTTGCAGAAGGTCGCAAGGTCAATGGCGCTGGCACGCGCCTGCTGGGTGTGCACGACCACGTAGAGCGTCTGGGCGCGCGGCCCATTGCTGTTGCCGGTGGCGTTGTCCGGGGTGTTCGGGTTGAAACCGTGGAGAACATCGGTTATGCCGTAGTCGAATTGGGTAGCGGGCACGTTGTTTCCTCCGTTGGTGGGCCAGTACTTGTCCAGGTAGGGGGTGACGGTGGCAATGCGTGACTTGATCTCGGTGAGGTATTCGCGGCGGCCGTGCTCGTACCAGTACTGCGCGCTCGGCCAGTTCGGGGCCTGCTGCAGCCAGCAGATGTTGAGCCAGATGTCACCGTGACCGGGCGAGGTGCGCTTGGTGTCGAGCTTGTCGAAGAACGCCTTGATTTGCGGGGCGGCGCCGCCAAACCGATTGGGGTAGCTGTCATCCTGTTGCGCCACACCGTAGGTGGTGTGGGTCGAGTCCCAGATGGTCTCGACCCAACCTGACTCCTGGTAGAGCGCCGACATCTCGGCCAGGCACTCGTCGCGGGTGTGACCGCGCTGCTTGGCTTCGGCAACGATCAGTTGGGCCACTTGGTCTTTGGTGGTCACCAGCCCTCCTCGATTCTCGAATCGAATTCCTGGCCGTACGTGGACAACTGGGCGTTCAGGTGCCAACCGATCAGGATGCCGACCGTGATCCCGCCCCCGGCAACAGCGGTGAAGACAGGCCAGAGCTTCGCGAACATCACTGGCCGCCCTTGAATCGCGTCTTCGGTGTGATGTCGAAGTTCACCGGGCTGCCGCCGATGGTGATGGGGGTGTCAAGCGCCTTGCCGCGCAACGGCGTTGACCCATTCCAGATCACGTAGTGGCTGACGACCGTCGATGCCGGTCCCTGGAAGGTCACCGGGCTGCCCACGGACACCGCATATCCCGCATCAGCACCCGCGCCGTCGGTCGATGCGGGCCACGCCGTGTTGGCCGATGCCGGGGTGGTGGCAATCAGGTTGGCCGTCAGGTTCACTCCGGGGTCGCCGCTGTGGGCCGTTATCTTGTTCCCCATCGCGCACTGGGCATCGTTGACCGCACGCTGATGGGCTGGCATTGCTGACATGGTTGATCCTCTCCTCGTTGCGGGCTACTGATATGCGCGGCACCAGCCGCCACCGGGTGCGCCTGCGCCACCGGTATTGCCGTTGAAGGCATTTCCCGTTCCGCCGTTGCCGCCACCACCGGCCGGATTGCCTGCCGCCTGCGCGGTGGCCTGGACGGCGCCGCCAACGTAGGGGATGCCGTTGTAGGTGTGCGTGCCCGGCGACTGCCCGTTGCGGGTGCTGCCGAACTGGTCTCCGGTGCCGCCCGTCGCGGACAGCCCGGACCAACCCGTGCCCGGCGCAGTGGCTACAACGGTGCCGCCCCCGGCGCCCTTGTTTCCCTGTGTGCCACCGGCCGTGACGGCCGGTATGACGATGGTGATGGAGGTGGCCGACCAGGGAATGTCAACGCCGCGTTCGAGGGTGACGTGCGACCAGTTGCCAGCATTGCCACCGCCACCGGTTACGAATCCCGCGAACCCGCCACCGCCGCCGTTGCCACCACCGACCAAGATGATGTCGATGTACCGGCACCACGACGGGATGAGATAGGTGATCGTGCCCGGAGACGCCCACGACTGGGTATCCGGCGCGTGAGGGCTGAATGCCACCGTGGCGCTGTCGTACCCACCGCCCGTGTCGGTCCCGCCGATATGAGCGACCAGCGTGGCCGTGTCGCTCCCCAGGCCGAAGTCGCCGCCGGTCAGGTGGGCGGTCAGTAACGCGCTGTCGTAACCGATTCCGTCATCGGTGCCGCTCAGGAAGTACCTGAGCATGGCCGACGCCGAATCGCCACCAATGCCCGAGTCGGTGCCCGTCAGGTGCGCGAGCAGCGCGGCCGAATCGAACCCGAGCCCGAAGTCTTGGCCGGCCAAATGGGCGAGCAGCGCCGCGCTGTCCCCGCCCGCCGCCGTCTCGGTGGCGAGCAGGTGAGCCAGCAGGGTTGCGGAGTCGTACCCGATGCCGGTGTCGATGGCGCCAGCGCGTGGTACCCACGACCAGGTACCGCCCGGTTTAATCGGCGGGACAACCGGATTCGGAGTCCATACACCACCCGACCGGCGCGGCGGCACAATCGGGTTGGGAGACCAGGACACCGACTAACCCAGCTTGTAGATGCCGAAGAACCCAGAACCGTTCGCGTACGCCATATTTGCGTTTCCGCTTCTGCTACCGATGCCGGTGTTCTTGATACCCAGCGTGTAGCCGAGCTGCACAACGTCGCCAGCGTTGAGCCGCAGGAACTCTGGCTTGTCCCAGTACAGGTTGATGGTGCCGCCGCCCGATCCATCGTTACCCGCCGGGATTGTCTGCGTCTCTTGGGAAACCAGCGGTATGTGGTTGACCGTGTTGACCACAACGTCGGTGGTCACACCGTTTGCGCCGATGCCCGCGCCGAACGAGAAGGTTGTCCAGGGCAGGTCGTAGTGGACGTAGTACAGGCCGGGGTTGTTGATGGTGATGGAGCCGTTCGGGACGTTCACGGTCACGTCATCAGATGCGAAATTCTGCAGGCTGTAGAAGTTCGCTGGCAACACGCCTGAGAAGGTCGTCGAGCTGCCCTGGGGCAGGTTGTAGGCGTGGCTGGGGCCGTTGATGTTTGAGCCCCCCGGCCGGGTCATCTTCGCGCCACTGTAGAAGGTCGACTTGGCGTAGAAGTCGCCGAAGTACAGCGAGGCCAGGCGCAGCGAGTCGTACAGGTGATTGCCGTCAAACCAGCCGCCGCTAGCGGTCTTTCGCTGCATGACGATGGCGCCGCCGGAGCGGTTCGATGCGCCGGTTGTGACCGTGCTGTTGGTTGTGGTCGCCTTCACGTCGCCGCCGACATCGAGCACCCAGTTGTTGGTTTTGCGGTAGACGGTTGCCGAGAGGCCCTGGCCGAGTGGCCCGGACCATGACAGGAAGGGGGCATTGAAGGTGAAGGTGGAGCCCGATCGGCTGTACTTCCCAACGAAGGCTTGGTTGCCGTTGATGCCGAAGTAGGCGCCGGTCGTGTATGCAGCATCCGAGCTGAATAGTTCATATGTGGCAATGGAATTCAGGCCGCCGCCGTCGCCCAGCGTCACCGTGACCTGAACATCGTCGGTGGTCGCCACCTTGCTGCACGGAGCAAAATACGTGCCGTCGCCCCTGCTTGCGTCGATGCCGCAATACCCGTTGGCGGTGCGGATCTCCAGGTCAGACCCGGAGAACTCGGGGGGCAAGCTGACGCCGTCCGCGCCGCCGAAGGTGGTGATGTAGCTCAGCAGCCCAGACGGTACGGTGACCTGCTGGCGCTGCCATTGAGCCTGAATCGCAGCAGTCGCGGCTGCAGCCTGGGCGGCCGTCTGCTGCAGTTGGATCGCCTGATTCTTGGCGTCGGTGTTGGTGAAATTGGAACCGACACCGCCCATTCCGTTGACCAGGAAATCGCGAAAGAAGTCCATTCCGGTCTGTGCCTCGGCAATGGCACCCGTGATCGCCGAACCTGCCATGGTGCCGGTAGAGCTGAGCTTGGACAGCCGGTTGAAGATGTCCGTCATGCTCGCGCCGACGGTGCCGCCTACCGTGTCCATGAACGTCTGGACGGCCGACTTGAGCGCGTAGCCTGCCAGTTGCTCGACGAGACCGCTGATCTTCCCGACTGCGATAGCCGGGATATTGACGATGTTCGCCAACTCGGCGGCGTCAATCTTGCCGTCAGCACCGATAGCCGCGAGCCGCGCCTCGATCTCAGCGACATCCGCGCCGATGGCGCCGCCGATGGTGTCGAACAGGCTCTTGATGCGACTCGTGAAGGTGTCCAGCGCCGCCTGGAGACCACGAACGAGGCTGAGGTCCAACAGATTTGATGCCCACGGCATGACGTTCGACATCCAGACGTTGCCAGCAGTGGCGCCGGAGTCGAGGATCAGCAGCGGGGTAGCCTTGGCGACACCGGCCGGTACGGTCCAGGCGTCGACTGAAATCTGCTGCCAGCCAGCGGCATCCGTGGTTGATGGCTGGAGGGTGCCCTTGATCACGTCGGCCATCGGGTTACCGCTGGCGTCATAGGGAGTCCAGCCCACCTTGATCGGGTTACTGCCCGCCGCCGCCGTAAACCCGGTCCACCGCGCCCCGGCGCGGAGGTTCAGCACCTGTCCGGGGAACACATCGAACGGGTTGTCCTTGCGCAACACCTGCTGAGTCCCGTTAGCACTGGCCCGGATTGAGCCACCGGAGAGCCAGCCGGGCATGACGGAATCCCAGGACCAGAACGGGTTGGTCTTCACGCTGTCGGCGTTCAGGAACTCGCCCGCGCCGTTGATCAGATCTTGGATGACGTTGCCGATGCGGGAGATGGCGATGACGCTGTTGTTGAACAGCTCCTCGGCGCCGGTTTTCAGCAGGTCGCCCAGGCTCTCGATGAACTTCTCCGGGCTGGACAGATCGAGCTGATTGCGCGAAAGGATCTCGGAGAGCAGATAATCGAAGAACTGATTCGCGGCCGTCAGGTCGATGCCGGTGGTTTCCTTGAGCCACGTGGTGAACTCGTCCCGCATCTTCAGGATGCCGTTGCTGATGTCCTTGCCCGCCTGCTCGGCGGCGTCGGTCAGGTCATACCCGAGCAGGCCAGCCAGCGGGTCCTTATCTGCGACCCGGCGCGGGCGCCGGTCGACGACTCTTGGCACGTCAGCTCACCGGATGTCCGCGCACGATGAGCTGCGCCCACTCGTTGCTGACGATGTACCCGCCGCTGCCAGCGATGCGCCGAGCCACCACGAACACGTTCACGGCTTGGCCGGCTGGAATGCGTCCCGCCGCCGAGGTGGGCGAGACTGCCCGCATCGGGTCGCCGTCGTACGAGAAGTGACCATCGATATCGACGGTCATGTCCGTCAAGCTGATGGACGGGTTGTACGGTCCCAGGCCAACCATGGGGGCCTGGCCCGGCACCGACGGCGAGGTGTTCTCGTTCTCGATACGGACCTCGAAATGCACCTGTGCCGTCGAGAGGATGCTCCGGCGCCAGCGCAGGTGACCGGACACGTCAGGCCACCAGGCGTGAGGCTGTGCCTCGATGGTGAGCTGAGCGATGATCTTCTCGGGGTCGGTGAAGGTGCCCGTCTGGAAGGCGCCCTGCGGTATCGACCACATCTGACTCGCCAGCGGCGAGGAGTCGCCCGGCTCGAACTTGTTCTTCGTCGCGCTCCAGACGAGGCCCTGGCCGTCGAGCGGGTCAACGCTGTTGTCGTAGTCCAGCGAGCCCCGGATGGTCGAGTTGTCGCCCTGTGGGCCGGGAATGCCGGGGATCTTGAGGTGGAAATGCGGATCCTCATCGGTGCCGCTCCTGTCCACCAGGATCTCGCCGTACGGTCCCGATACCGACGGCGCGATCACCTCGGCCGACATCGAAAGGTCGGGTGTCGGTCCCGGTGGGCCATCCAGGCTGCCCTGCTCTTGGCGCCATGCGCTGCCGGTCCAGATATTCCAGGTACCGCCGATGTACCAGGCTCGGCCCGCGTCGGTGGCATTCAGCGTGTTCTCGGCAGCGTGGAGCTGCGCGACGCTGGTGTAGCCATGGCCCCACTGCGGCCGGATGATTGGCGACGGTGTGCCGGGCTCGCCCTTGTCGCCCTTGAGGGCGTTGAGCACCACCACGGCATCCTCGGAATCGAGGGTGAAGGTACCGATGGTCGTGGGCGGGTCTCCGGGCCGACGCGCGTAGGCGTAGAACCGCATCAGGGCGCGGTGGTCACCCAGAAATACGGGCGCGCTGGGCAATACATCAACCACGTCGATCCTCCTTGTTGGCCTCGTTGAAGGCGTCGGACATCTGCTGGGCCACGAGTCGGCGCACCTTCTCGGGAAGTCGCTGGGTCAGCGCGGTGGCGATGCGCTCGGCCTCGGCGGCGGCCTCCTCCTCGGCGTCCTCGTCCGGGGCCTCATCGCGGAGCACCCACTCGACGGAATCGGCGAACTGTCCCGTGCGGTCGGGCTGTTTCACCGCGACGATGTACGCCAGGTCCGGGTGAACACGCACGCCCGCCAGAGCGCCGTGGACGCACCAGAGCTGGAGCATGGCCTCGTCGATGAACAGCGTTGCCCCGTTCGGCGCTTGGCCGTCGCGCATTGCGTCTGCGAGCTTCATTGCCTCGTCGGCAATCTCGTCCAGCTCGGCGCGGGTGAACTTCCGGTCGTACGGGAACTGCGGGAAGACCTCGGCCTCGGTCGTCACTAGAACATGCCTCCTGCTGATGCGATGGTTGATGCGAAGTTGGCGACCTCGCCAATGGTGCGGAACGCTCGAATGAGCCCGTCCTCCTCGCGGGTGTCATCACCGACGAGAAGTGTTGGACGGCAGGGCTCCCCGCGCTTGAGCGTGCGCCGGATGCCCTTCAACTGCTCGGTGTACAGGATCTCGGAGCGTTCGATGTTGACCCGGTTGCCGAGCCCGAAATCCTTGTCGAGAACAAATGGAGCCACGTCGCCCACGTCCTGGTTGAAGGACACGTAGGCGCGGTTCTTGTGGTCGCCAGCGGCAATCGCCTGGATGGAGCTGACCGTGTATGCCGACCCGGAGCCCGACTCGAAATGCTCATTGCGCGAGTAGATTCCAGCCTTTGCAGACGCAAATGGATTGCGCCACTGCATAAATGGGAGGAATACATCATCCAACTGCCCCTGATAGAGGTTGTCGAGTCCGTTCGTTCCGTATTGCTGGTACGCGCCCAGGCCGTAGTTGATCACCTGGGAGAGCTGCGCCAGCCCGTACCGGATTGCGAAGCTGATGGCCTGATTGAGCCATGCCGGGGACTTGCCACCCGTGACGATGGTGACAGCCCGGCGCTTGTGAATCGACATGGTGGACTTGCGAATACCGCCATGCTCCGCGTCTCGGTAGGTGTACGGCGAGGGCTTCGGCGCCACCCCAAGGAGCTTGCGGATGAACGGATCTGGGATGCCGTCGCCGTCCTGGTCGAGCGGAATGATGGTAGACGCCAGGAAGTCATCGAGCGTCGCGGCAATGAGGTTCATCGCGCCGTCGATCAGCGTTCCCGTCGGGCCACCAACACCCGAGTTGTCCTCGTACGAGAGGATAACGCACGCACGCTTCGGCCGGAATACCTCGGCCAACTCCGGTCCAAACATGGTGTAGGGAGCGGGATCTGTCGGCAGCCACGTGTAGGCACGGCAGGTAACGCCAGCATCCTTGAGTAGCGGGGCCTGCGCCTCCTCCAGCGACTTCCAGCGCGATGACAGTACGCACCAACGGGTTTGGTCCAGGAGCGGCACCATGGGCATGACCTGCACAGGCCAATTCAGGATGTGCAGGTTCTCCAGCCAGGTTTGCGGCGCGAACAGGTTGCGCGGGATTGGGTGGAACCCATTGAGCGTGTAGATGCGGAACAGGTTGATGAAAGCTGTACTGCCGCATGTCCAGGCGGTGGGGCCGCCGTTCATGAATATCTTCGGCGCCTGTACCTCCGGCGGGAAGATCGGATTCGCTGCGATGCTGATGAAGTTCGGGTGATCACGAAAGCTGGTGCACTTCAGTACCGTTCGCGTGGGCTGGCCTGCCTCCACGATGTCGTCGATATCGTCGATCCAGCCGCCCCAGCGCGCTCGCCAGTCGTGGGGGTTGGTGCGGTCAGGGTCGACCGTGAGCATCAGGTTCTCGTCGTACGGGATGTCCCGCGTGATGAGCTTGCGCAGCCAGGCGAACCGCTGACCAGCGATGGTGACCTGGGCGCCGCCTACCTTGTCGTCCAGCTCCTCCCAGACCGCCTCCTCGGGGTCCGCGATCTCGCAGAGCAGCCGAAAGTCTTTGTCCCAGACTCGGAATAACGGCACCTGGGGCGGCCGGTTGATGTACGCGTACCGCTGACCCTCCAGCCGGTCCATCACATCGGCCGTCATGGCGCTAGGTGGCATGCTCGAACCTCTGCGGCACCACGCACCAGATGCGTCCACCCGGCCGCGAGTGATACACGGGGAGCGTCGCCTCGGACCGCGCCGGGATAGGCACCGAGAAGCCCTGGCCGCGCAGCCTTTCCATGATCGTGGCTCCACGCTCGCCAGCGTTGCCCGTGATGAGCTTGGCTATCTCGGAGTTGCGGAGGAACTGCAGGCCGAGGTTGTCCACCGGGTCCTTGTCACTGATCGCGATGCGGTTTGCCGGATCGGTGTCGATGAGCGTGTGCTCGTCGTCGTACAGGGTGAAGTCGATGACCATCTCCGGCTCGCGGTGGCGCCGGAGCCCGCGTGGGGTGAGCCACGAGAGGCCGAACAGACCGAGGAGGCCGGGAAAGTCGATGTGGTCTTCGGCATCTGGGGCGGTAATGACCGCGCTGGGGCCGTCGGGCAGCATTATGCGGCCGGGCGCCTCGCAGATGAAGTACGGCTTGATCGGCACGTCGCTGCGGTTGACCACCCGGATGGAACCGACCTTCTGGCCGTTCGTTGACTTCCACATACCGATGCGGCTCGGGCGCCGCCAGCGTGGATCACCCGAGGCGGCGAGCACCAGCTCGTGCAGGCTGTAGTTGGTGTCGTCGGCGGTCGGGTCGTCCTCGTAGATGGTGTGCGTCGAGTCGCGCAGCACCGGGATGTGGAGCTCGCCGTACAGCCGCGAGGTGATCGTGAACCACGAGGGAATGTCGGGCTTCACGTTGTCGAAGAACCTGCGCCGGGTGCCGTACCAGCCGAAGGCATGATCGTCGATCAGCAATAGCCGGAACGCGAACTCGTGGCGACCGTCGATCCACCGCTCGAAATACGGTGCGCTGTTCGCCGTTTCAGACCAGACGCCCTTGCCGGGGATCTCGCCCAGGCCGTCGATGGCGCCGTTGATCATGCCGCCCTCGACGCCAGCGTTTGGGCCGGCCAAATGCCAGACGTTGCCGCCCGTGTCGATGATGCGGACCTCGATGTGCTCGGCGCGCATCCGCTCGGACAACGCCTCCCAGGAGGTATCAGCAGGTAGGGCCATCAGAATCCTGTCGGGATCGCGGCGGGCAGACGGGTCTGCTGGTCAGGAGCCGCGCGCCGCACCGCCGTTGCGATCTCGTCGGCGCCGGGGCCATTCGCGGTGACGTTGATCGAGGCATCAACCGGCGGGGCCTGGAATCCGGGGATGTTCAGCCCGGCGATGTTGAGGCCACCCTCGGTGCCAGGCGCATCCCCTACGCCCGGCGCCGAGGTGCCGCCCGCTGAGACCGGCGCCGACTGTGCGGGGCGCCAATCCGAACCGGGAGTCCAACCGGGCTGCTGGATGCCCAGCTGCCCATCGATGGCGCCTTGGATCGGACCCTTGAACGCCGTCATGAAGCTGTCGAACATCTTGAGCGGACCGAAGTTTGCGATGTCCGGGAGCCACGAGCCGTCGAGCCCGAACGTCTCCTTCAGGAAAGAGCCGAAGATGCCACCGACGCTGTTGATGCTGCTGCCTGAGCCGCCGTCCTGGCCGCCACCGGCACCACCGCGAGCTTCCTTCGTCTTGGTGAACTTGCCCTTCTTGGTCTCCTCCAAGTCATCTCGGGCGTCCTTGGCCTCGCGCTGCGCCTTCTCCAGGCTGTCCTGCGCGGCCATCCGCTCGGACTCCTTGGCCTTCTTGCCGAGTTCGGCCACCCGCTGCTCGGCACGCTTCACGCGGTCGTCGGCGTCGGCCACCTTCTGCTCAGCGTCGCGGAGCTTCCGGGGATCGGTCTGGTAGTAACCGGCCTCACCGTTGGGCCCAACGCCAGCGGTCGCACCAGCCGGGATGCCACCGCCACCGACACCGCCCGCCGACAGCGGGGCCGCTGCGCCTGCAACACCGGAGAGCGCCGCCGTCGGTACGGCGGTTGCCGACGCACCGGCACCGCGCCCCTTGCCGAGGATCACATGCAGGTGATCCATGTGATTCTGAGTCGGAGTGCCCCGATCCGGCATTCCGGTGCCGGTCTCGAAGCTGCCGCCGTATCCGTATGAGGTTTGGCGCCAGATAATCCCGTTCACATCGAGCGCCGAAGCGTTCTTCTGCAGGAAGGCCAGCACGGTGTTGCCGAGCGCCATGCCCTCCGGCGAGTTGTAGTCCGGGATCATGACATCGATGGCGTTGCCCGTGCTGTGCTCGCCAAAGCCGTCTTCTGACCGGCGACCGCCGATTCGGGTGATCTTGGGCCACATCTGCATGATGGTGTTGCGCAGGAAGTCGGCGCCGGGGTTGAGACCTTCCGCGTAGGCCGGGATGCCGGTGAGCATTGCGCGCAGGTAGTCGTTCGACGGCACCCATCCGGCGTTGAGCGCGGTGACGACCACGCCGCCGTTTCCGCGCATCGCGGCCTCGCGCACGACGCCCTCGCCGTTCGATAGCCTTGCCAGGATGGAATCGCTTGTGCCCGTTCCGGGTCCGCGTACTACGCCACCGGTAGCCAGCAGGGGAATTGACGGGATGGGCTGTAGCGTCTCGCCACGGCGGGGGACGCCGGGAATGTCGGGCATGGTGAACGTCAGCTTCTCGGCCATGCCATTCCAGGTCATGATGAGCGCGTTGACCATCGACTTGAACGAGTCCTTGATGCTGTCCCACATGCCAATTGCCTTCTCCTTGATGGCAGTTGGCAGATTGGCGAAGAAGTCGACCACGGCGTTGAACTTGTCGCGGATGCCGGTCCAGACCTCCTGAGCGGCGTCGACGAGCCCGGTCCATCCCGCCTTGATGCCCTCCCAAACCCGCTGCAGGAACGGCCAAGCGGTGTTGGTGAACCATTCGACGGTGGCCGATGCCGCCTCCTTGATGCCCTTCCAGGCCGCATCGACGATGCGCCGGAACGTCTCGGAGTGCTTGTAGGCGTAGATCAATCCCGCTGCAAGAGCAGCGATTCCGATCACAATGAGGCTGATCGGGTTTGCGGACATCGCCGCATTGAGCAGCCATTGCGCGATGGTCCACGCCTTCGTGGCCGCCACCAGCGCGTAATACCCCGCCGTCGTCGCGCCGGATACCACCATGGCGGCAGCAGCAGACGCAGCCGAGACCGCCATGGCCGCCAGCGCGGGGGCGAGCATCGTCGTCAGGATGACCGCAAGGCCACCGGCCAGCTCCTTGTTCTCGTTGAAGAACCTGCCGACCGCGATGCCCGCCGAAACCACGTCGGTCACGGCGTCGATCAGCCCGGTGAACGCGCCCTTCACGAGGTCGATGGCGCCCGACTGCTCGACCTCCTTGAAGAAGTCCTTGACGTACGGGACAGCCGCCTTGAACCCGTCCTCGGCCTTGCCGATGCCCTCCGCGAGCTTGTCGGCCCACTCCTCGGCGGGGCCCTTGATCACGTCGTAGAGCGCCAGCGAGAACGACTCGACCGCATTGCCGATGCGCTCCACCGCGCCGGGCAGGCCCTTGGTGCGGGCGGCGGCCACGTCGGCAGCGGCGCCGGAGCGGTCCATAGCCTGGGCCATCTTGTCGAACCCGGCCGCACCCTCCTTGGCGCCAACGCCCGCCAACCGCGCGGCATCTGAGCCGAACGCAATGGCCGCGTTCTCTTGGAACATCTGGGGAGTGAGCCGCTTCGAGGCTTCCTGGAGCTCGCCCATGATGGCGCTGAGGCCGACGAAATTGCCCTGCGCGTCGTAGGCGTTGATCCCGAGCGCGTCGAGTGCCTGCGATGCCTGATCGGACGGTGCCGCCAGGTGCAACAGCGCGGTCTTGAGCAACGTACCGGCGTCGGACGACTTGATGCCGTTGTTCGCCAGTAGCGCGAGCGTCGCGGCGGTATCCCGCGCGCTGATACCGAACTGGTTGGCGACTGCTGATCCAGCCTGTAGACCGAAGGCGATGTCGGTGATTTCGGCGCTGGATGCGTTGGCAGCGTTCGCCAGAATGTCGGACATCTTGCCCGCGTAGTCGGCGCTGAGGCCAAATGCGTTGAGCGCGTTGGATTGGATCGTGGCGGCCTCGGCGGCTGAGATACCGGCCGCCGCTGCGAGCTGGAGCGTGCCCTTGGCGGCGTCCATCGACTGCTGAACGTCAAATCCGCCCTTGGCCAGCTCGGTCATGGCGCTGGCGGCGTCGTTCGCCGAGGTGCCCGGCAGGCTGATGTCATTGCCGAGTTCTCGGGCCCGATCACCGACTGCGGCCATCTGCTCGGCGGTCGCACCGGACACGGCCTGCATCGTGTTCATCGACCGCGTGTAGTCCAGGCCGACGGTCAGCGCCTTGGTCAGTGTGGTGGTGACAGCTGCGACGCCGCCGACGAGACCAGCCGCGCCGGCCAAACTTCCGGTCAGGCTTCGTGCACCAGATGCCGCTACACCGAGTGCATTTCCGGTTGCTCCGCTGACGCGGGAGAGTAGGCCGAACTTCAGCGCCGCGCCCTCCGCAGCGTCCCCGGCCTCTCGCTCGGCCTTGGCGAGGTTGGTTTGAGCGTTCCTGAGTGAACCACTGGCGTTGGCGTGGGCGACCTCAGCCTGGGTCAGGTTGCGCTGACTGGCGGCTACCTTCTCCTCGGCAGCCGCCAGCCGTCCAGCATCGGTTATCCCCCTGTCGCGCAACGACTGTAGTTGTGCCTCAGCCACTCTGAGCTTGCCGGTCTGGTCCTCGATCTTCTTGAGGGCCGTCGCGACCTTGGCGCTGGATGCCTCGACCTTGCCCTTGGCCTGCTCGACGCCAGCGGCGATGGCAGCGCCCGCATCGACGCCTGCCTTGGTGCCCGCCGCCTTGAGCGGAATGCCGAGCTTGCCAGCGATTTCCTTCGTGATGTTCTCGAAGGACAACGCGACGGGGAGCATCGCGTACCCAATGTTGGTCCTATCGGCCATCATTCGCCCCCTCTCGCGTTGCGTTTCGCTCTGGCAATGTCATCGGCCACCGTTCGGTTGTTGTGTGCTCGTGCGCGCTTCCGGGCTGATTCGCGGCGCTGCTCGCGGCGCTCTGTGACTTCCCTCTGCGCCTCGGCCTTCTCGCCGTTCCGGTCGTACTGGCGGCCGGTCCAGGCGGTCACCATGTCGGCCATCAGGTGCGCGTGTAGGTCCCACGCTGATTTGCCGTTTGAAAAGTGCAGCGAGAGCGCCGAAGTGGCGGGGAGGTACGTCACGCGAACGTGGATCATCCGCAGCGTGAGCCGCCGTATTCCCTCGGAGTCCCGGCGCCAGCGGTCCCGGTAGTCGATGTGGTGGAACGTCGAGAGATCGGCCTCGACTAGATCGGAATGGAATCGGAGAAGGGCCAGGAACCCGCGCAGTGCAGCACATGTCGGCGGCACTGCGCGGATCACTGGCGCAACTATTTCCCCAGCGCCCCGGTGAAACCGGACGCCGCAGCGATTGCGTCGGACAGCGCGCGCAGATCCTTCACGGTGTTGTGTCGCGCCTTGAATGCGCCGTACTGGGCGGGTCCGAGCACGCTACGCAGCAGTGTGGACGGGAGCCCTCGCTCGGCCGCCTCCAGTGCCTCGATTGGCCAATCATCGACCGTGGCCGGTACGTCGTACTCGTGGCCGCCATACTCGACCTTCTGCGTCTCGATGCCCTTGGCCTCAGCCTCGACCACCTTGGAGTTGTCGACCAGATCGGTTTCCTGCTTTGCCATTTCAGTGATTTCCTCGACTCCTCGGCAGTGAAGGGTGGAGCCACCCCGCGCCGCGCCGAGGTGTACGGCGCGGGGTGACGGCTGTGATTACTTGGAACCCTTTGCAGTGCTGGGGGATTCGCTCTTCGGCGGATCTTCGGATTCCGTCTCGGCCTCGGCCTCGGCTTCCGCCTTGGCTGCGGCGTTGATGGCCCGCGCCCGCTCGCCGCCCGACTCGACCACCTCTGGCTCGGCGTCCGCGATGAGCTTGGCGTCACCGCGCTCCACCAGCACCTTGGCTGAGTTCTCATCGACCAGCAGGACCGTCCCGGACGGGAACGTCTCGGTGTCCTTGGTCAGCTCGATCTTGATCACGGGGCCACCACCGACTTCTGGATGCCGAACAGCTCCTTGTTGCCGTTCGGGAAGATGCGCGCGGTGAACGGGTAACCGTCTGCGGCGCCTTCCTTTTCGTTGGCGTTGGGCGCCCAGATGCGGGACTTGAGCTTGGAAATGTACCGCTTCGTCTGCCCCAGGTCATCGACGAGCTGGAAGGCGATGAACTTGCTCGCGGGCTTCGGAACAACCAGCGTCGAGCTGGTCGAGCCCGGCCAGATCAGACCTTCGGTGGTGTCGTTGTCCTCCAGTGCGGTGAACTTCCGCTCCACCTTCAGGTTCTTGCTGGCGACCTTGATGACGCCGTATCCCCATGCGGTGATGTCGGTCTCGTTCCACTCGCGCGAGTTCTCGAAACCGTTGTCCCCGTGCAGCAGACCAACGTACTTCCACAGTGCGGGCCACGGATCGGTGATCGTTGCGGGTACATCCGGTGTGGTTGCGGGGGAAACGATGTCCCACGGGCTCCCCGTACCGGTGTAGATCAGCACGTCAGCGCCGTCCCACAGCTTCACGTTGTCGGCATTGCCGGCCATTGTGATTCTCCTTCTTGTCGAGTCCGGGCGACGGCGCGCACGGACAACACCGACAACCCCTGATGGCTGTCGGTGAAACTTGTTGCGGCTCTTAGCCGGTCTGGGAGGTGTTGATTTGGATACCGGCCGATGAGGCGCCCCTGGAGAGCACGCCGTCGGCGGCTTGGTCGAATGCGTGGACTCGCACCGCCGCTACGGCGCGGTCGGTGGTGTACTCGACCACATCGGCCTCGTGCCCGGACTTCTCCGCGATCCTCTTGGCGACGTTGGACACAACTGCTTGTGCCTCAGCACTTTTCGCCAACTTCGCGATGCCGCGCTTGTTGAGCTTGAAGCTCGGTTCTTTCGCCATCAGATCTCCTTCGCTCGGGCCTGGACGGTGATGAGCACCGAGGCGAGGCAGGCGCCGGTCTCGCGGTCGCGTGCCTCCAGTACCGTGCCGACGCCGGAGACCTTCAGGCCGGGTATGCGGGCGGTCGAGAAATGGCCGGCCGCCGTGCGCGCCAGGTCGGCGGTCGCGGTGCGGATCTTCCCGCGAGCTGTGACGCGAACCGTGTGTTCGGACCGAACGATGCCCATGCCCCAGGCGGTGATCACTGGGCCGCCGTCGTCGTCGATAGTGATCACCGGCTGCTGCTGGATGGTCCAGCCGTCGGGCACCGCCAGTTCAACGGTGGTGCCGGTCATCTTCGGCTTGAGCCAGTCCCGGAGCGCCGGAGAAGGATTGGCTTGGACGCGCACTAGACGCCCTCGGTGTTCCGGGAGTGGGCCAGTAGTGCCTTGCCGGTGCTGGAGTGGGCCAGCACCGCGATGCCGCCGTGGCCGCGCGAGTCCCATACCTGGGCACGGCCCTTGCAGCGGCGGCCGCGCACCTTGATGTCGAACGGCTTTTCGAGCTTCGGGGCCAGGGCCGACCAGATGCCATCAGCGCGGAACCGCAGCGGTAGGAACACGGTGTAGTCCACCGAGTCGAGGTCGCCGCCGATGCCGTACGACAGCAGCGTGTTGCCCGGCGCCACCTCGTAGGCGATGAGCACCAGCGGGGCACCGTCGGGCAGCGCATCGCCGTCGCCGTTGTGGCCGCCCGACGGGATGATGGTGACTTGCTCGCTCACGGCTCGGGCTCCAGCCGGTAGAGGTCGAGCGTCGCGCGCTCGGCGTCGCTGAACTGCGAGCCAGCGCCGAACGCCGTCCCCGAGCCGTAGACGAACGGGCCGATTGCCTTGAATGGCCCGCCGCCGACCAGCATTGATGCGCGGTCGATGGCCGAGAGCACGGCACCGTTGAAGTCGGCGGCCTCCTCGGGCGTGTACCCGTGGGTCATCTTCACGTCGATACTGCCGAGCTCGCTCGACCACCAGGGGTAGGAGACCTGCGGCGCCAAGGTGAATCGCTTACGGACGATGCCCCGGCGCGAGATATCCAGATCGGCGGGCAGGTAGACCGTCTCGTGAGATCCACCACCCTGCAGGGTGACGCGCTCCCGAATCTCGGCAACCGAGATCAGCTTGAGCGTCGGGAGGATCAGCGATTGAGTACCCGGCCCATCCATGGGCACCAGATCGTCGGTCTTGACCGGGGTGACGTGCCAGCCGCAGTAGCTGCGGACAGCCGCGAGGGTGGCAGCCAGGAGGCGGCTGGTCTCGGGATCATCCTTGACCAGCCGCCCCTGGGTGAACTGCTCGACGGCAGTCTCATTCAGCTCCAGATCGGGCATTACGCCTCGGCGCTGTCCCCGTCGGCGGGCGCCTCAGCTCCGTCTCCAGGAGTGCCCGCCGGAGCCTCAGCACCGGCCGCATCCGCCGTCGGCTCAGCCGGGCTGCCGCCCTTGTTGGCTGGAGCCTTCGCCGACTTGTTGGCCGGGGCCTTGCCCGCCTTCGTCGCCTTCGGAGTCAGACCGCGCGCCCTGGCGTCCTCATCCGAGAGCTGGAGAGTGGTGGTGCGACCGTAGGGCCCCACCTCGATCTCGTACTCATGCAGCGTCATTAGGCCACCGCCGTCTTGACGAACGCGGTCGGCCGGGTCACGGCGAACGCGTTGCGCTCTTCGGCGAGGATCGCCACCAGGTTCCTGGTGAAGAAGTCCGCGTGCGAGTCGGTCATGGTGACGCTGGTCTGCTCGCGGTCCCAGATGACGGCCTTGGAGAAGTCGCCAACGAGCGCGTGCGTGTCGGGCATGATCTCGGAGTCAGCGACCGGCAGACCCCACAGCGTGGTGACTCCGGTGTTGAACGGCCCGGCGTAGTAGAACCGGCCCATGCTGTCCTTGGTCAGCTCGATCTGCTCCTTGACGGCCGGGCTCACCAGGACGGCGCTCGGCTGCACGCGGCCCACGGTGCGGGCCTTGGTGATCGCCTTGCGGATCGAGGTGAAGATGTCCGTCGCGAACGCCTGCGTCTGGATGCCGCTGGTGTTCAGGATGCCGGTGTGGTTCTCGCCCACGCCATCTCCGGTCAGGAACAGGCTGTCTTCCTTCTCCAGGATGTCGAGCTGCAGCTCGTCGTTGATCAGCCCTTCGAGCTGAGCCACGTCGGCAAGCGACCGCTTGGAGGCGGGCACCCACTCAGCGATGGTCTTGACGTTGGCCTGCTTGACCTGGAATGCCCACGCACCCTCGGGCTTGTAGCCACCATTCGGGTCGTTGACCAAAGGGCCGGCCGAGCCCGGAGCGGTCGGTGCCGCCGAGCTGGTGGCTTCCGCCACGGCCGCCGCGTTGTTCGTGTGCGAGACCTCCTGCACGAACTCCACGATGTCCGAGGTGGTTCGACGCTTCGCGCACAGATCGCGCAGACGCAGCGGCCGACGGCCCAGCATCTCCACGATGTCTGTACGGTCCGGGACGATGAAAGCGCCCGCGCTGGTACGAGACTGGCCGGTGAACAGCGACTTGAGCGAGATCGCGTCCGACTGGACCTTGGCCCGATCCGGCACGCGGTATTCGCCGTGGCCGGTCTTGAACCGGTCCATCATCGCCTTGAACTCCGGCGACTGGATCACCGTGGCGCCGAGGCTCAGCGACAGCTCAGCGTGGCCGCCCTTGGTCTCCGGCACGCCGATGCCCTTGGCGAAGTTCTCGGCGTCGGTGAGGATCGCCTCGTCGGCCTTGACCGCCTTGATGGCCTTGAGGATGTCCTCGGCAGCCTTGACGGCGGTGTCGTAGTCGACCTGTTCGTTGTCCTTGAAGTCGCGGTTATCGGCCTCAGCCGCCGCCGCGATGTCGCGCGCCGTCTTGATTGCCGCGTCGGCGCGCTCCTTGAGCTGCAACAGTCGTGCACTCATGGTGAATCTCCTTTTCTATCTCGGGATTTCAGATCTCGTTGGCCAGTGCCAGCTCGATCAACTTGTGCGCCGAGGGATTGACGGACGACTTGCGGTTGGCCTCCACGGGCACCTCATCGGGTGCTGGCGCAGACGGGCCGGATTCGCTGGCCTTCTCCTCGTCAGATGTGCTGTCGAGAGCGGACAGAACGCGCGTGATGGCCTCATGCGCGTCTCGTAGTTCGCTCTCGTTTTTGGCCGACAGCACGCGACCAGCCTTTGTGCCCGCAGCGATTTCGCGGGCCTTCACCGCCAGAATCTCCGTGTCCTGATTGGCGCCGATGGTCACCACCGACACCTCGTAGAGCTTCAGCTCGCGCAGCTCGTAGAACGACTCCGTGGGCACGGACCCGTCCTCGCCAACGGTCTCGCCAGCCTTCGGCCGCTCGGCCATGCTGCCGTCGAGAATGTCGTAGGCGAATGACATCTGGTTGATGCGACGGCCCTTGAGCATCTTGTACACCTGCAAGCCCTTGGGGCTACTGATGTCGATCTGCGCCGTGACCAGCAGGCCGTGGTCATCTTCGGTGGCGGACTCGACGTGTCCGATGTTGTAATCCGGGTCGGACATGTTGTGCCCGAACAACAGTGGCACTGGGTTGCCTGATTCGGCCCACTCCGCAAGGGAGTTGGCGAAAGCACCCTTGACCACCACGTCGCCGTAGCTGTCGATGTTGCCGAAAACGCTGGCGTACGCGGTGAACTGCCCCTCGGCCAGCCCGTCGTCCGGACCGGCCTTGATCTGGATAGTCGCCTGCTTGGTCTGCATGATGGTGCTCCCTTACTCGTCGTCGTCGAGTTCGTCGGTGGCCTCGTCGTCGGCCTGGTCACCCGGCGCCTGGTCGTCGGCCGGTATGGGGTTTTGGTCACCGTTCTGGGTGACGTTCAAGGGCTTGATCAGCTCGTCGCCGCCTTCGACGGGCGGTCGGTTGTCCATCGCCCGAGCCTCATTGATGGTCAGCCACGGGCCACCGACGGCGGTTTGCATGATTCCGGCGCGGTCCTTGAAGTTGCCGGTCAGCTTCTCCCGGAGGTTGAACTCGGCGTAGAACCGTTCCGGCTCAACCGGTTCGATCTCGGGCACCAACTGGAGGTCGATCTCGTCCTCGACCTGCTCAAGCAGCGGTCCCAGAGTGTCCTGATACAGCATCACGTGCTGCTCTTGGATGTTCGAGAACGTCGCCTTGTCGAGAATGCCGACCATCGGCGGCGGGATGAAGTACGACCGGCACACCTCTTCATCGGTGAGCTTGCGCCCCTCGATGTACTGCAGATCCTTCGCGGTCTGGCTGGCGGCCTTGAACTCCATGCCGTCCTCGAGAATTGGTGTACCGCCCGCCTGGCTCGCGTCCGGGCCGGAGTACTGGGACCGCCACGCCTCCTTGAACTTCCGCCGAGCAGTTGTCGACCACTCCGGCGCCTCCCTCGGGCGCTGGAGGTAGCCGGACATGCGGGCGCCGTTGCGCATGATCTGGTCGCGCATCTCACTGGCGGTCCACTCCTCACGGAGGGTCTGTCGCAACGATTCGAGCGGAGAGATGCCGATGTCGTAGATGCCGCCATAGCCGCGCAGATAGAACACGTCCTCGGCGGGGATGATCGTGTCGTCGACGCCGCCGATAGGGCCAGCCAGCTTGAACTCAGTAGGTGAGAGCCCCGGCGTGTTGTAGTTGTTCGGGGTAACCAGCCGAGGTGGCAAGTGCTGCAGGCCAACCAACTTGCCGCCCACCCGGATCTTGCGCCAGTAGGCGTTGTCATAGATCGCGAGATCGTGGATCAGCGTCGACTTGAACCGGTACGGCGTCATCTTCGGATTCGGCCGGCCAAGCAGCTTCGCCAGCGGGTGGTCGGATAGCTTGGCCCGCTCGGTATCTGACTCGCGCTCGTAGACGCCAAGGCTGAGCTGGGCGATGTTGCGGGCCAGGAACGTCACCACGCGCCGCACCGAGGGCTGGAGCCGCCAGATCTCGAAATACTCCAGCGACAGATACGGCGATATCTCGATGCGCTGCTGAATCGGTGCATACCGAGACCACGGCGTGCCAATCGGGATCGGCAGACCGCCGGAGACTGTGACGCCCATCAGGGAACCTGCACGTAGTCCACGTTCGCGGCGTCGATGATGACCTCGCCGTCGGCCGCGACCCACTCTCGGCCCGGCTCGTACACGCTGGCGGCGCGCAGAATCAGCTTCGGGCCAGCCTCTTTCACCAGGACGCCACGGATGGTGCTGCCAGAGAGCAGATTCCAGAGTGCTTCTCGACCCTCGGCGGGGTGCGGCTTTCGCTTAAACAACCATCAGCTCCTCGTCCTCGTATGCGGATCTGGCCTTCGGCTCCTGTAGCCAGTGGCCGGCCATGGCCTGGATGCACGCCACCAGCGGACTCGCGTCCGTGGGGCTGTTCTTTCGGTCGATCACCCAGGCGTCACCGAGGGTGCGTGCGAGCGCGGTGAGCGCCGCCTCGTCGAGTGCTGGCGAAGGGCGGTGCCAGACTCGGTGTTTCAGCAGTGCGTCGTAGAACTCACCGTAGGCACGGGTGAGGTCGCCTCCGCCCAGCTCGATCACCGTCACCCCGGCCTCGCGCAGCGGCTCGATGAGGCCCGATGCCGGAGCGCCGCGAGCCTGGATGACCACGCCCTCGAACTTGTCGGCGCGCTCCTTGAGCCATTCAATGGTCCAGTCGGTCCCGCGTTGCGCCGCGACCACCTCGACGTGCTGATCGCCGTTCTCGCGCTCTGCGGCCACCGCGATGTAGCTCGATGACCGCTCGAAGTTCACATCGAGTGCCGCCCAGACCTTGGCCTCAGCCTTGCGAGCCGAATTCGGATCCGTAGTGGCTGCCCAGTCCTCAGCGGGCATGACGCCCGGCAGCAGGATCTTCACCCACTGGCAGCAGTGCTCGGTCTTCCAGCCGCCCGGATTGTCGATCTGCATTGCCTCGGCCTGGCCCCGGAGCTCGTTCTCGGAGAACAGGTACCCCATCGACGGATTCGCCATCGGCCAGTACTGCGGGTCGAATGCGTCCACGTCATCCGGGATTGACCACTCGGCCAGGAAGTTCAAAGTCTCGGCGGTGCGGCCGGTCTCGATCTTGGAGATAGCACCGTCACGCAGCGACCGGAGAACGCAGCTCGTCGCATCCCCGGCGTTCGAGGCGGTGACGTTCAGTGACCGCTTCCGCGCGGTTGTGGTCGGCGTCAGCGCATTCCAGGCTTCCCAGGTCTGGTGCTCGCGCAGCTCGTCCAGCATCACCATGTCCACCGGCAGTGATCGGCCGCCCTTGCGGGTCGCCGTCGCTACTCGCCACTCCCGGCCGGTGGTCAGCAGCATCTTGAACTTGCCGTTGGTCTGCGAGAACCGGATGAATTCCTTCTTGAGCATCGGTGTCGCCTTCACATCGGCAACCGCCTCCGCGAGGGTGTTCTCCGCGTACTCCAACGTCTGCGCCGTCGAGACAATCCGCTTCGCGCCGTCCAGGTACAGCTTCCAGAGGGCGATGCCCTTGAGCCACTGCGTCTTTCCATTCTGGCGGGCAATCAGCAGGATGATTGTCTTGTACCGGAACGCCTTTCGCGTCTCGTCCTTTTCGAGCGCGTGGATGTAGAGCCACTTTTGCCAGGGCAGCAGGGTCCACTTGAGTACCCGCTCCAGGAACCTGATGACCTCGAACCCCCACGAGGTCTCGGGATTCAGACCGCAGCCGCACAGGCACCCATCGCTCCGGGACTGATCGCAGTTCTCCGGCAGCGGCGGGGTGAACAGCCTTGGGGTGGTTGAGCCCTTACGCTCCGCGTGCCGCTCGGAGTGCGGCAAGTTCGTCCTCCGGCTCGTCGTCCGGTTCCGGCTCGGGGCTGTCCGGCAGGTCGCCGGTCGGCGCGGGCAAGTTGGTCGAGAACGAGTCGGCCAGCCCGAACAGGCGGGCGTTGCCCTCCAGGATGCGGCGGCAGATCTCGGCCGAACGGTGGTTGCCCTTGAGTGCTGGCGACCAGTGAGCCAGGAATAGCCGCTCGGTCCGCTCGATGTGCACCGACAGGGCCTCATCGGTGAGCATCAGCCGACGCTGCGCTGACTCCCTCAGCTCGCGCTCGATGATCTGCTCGATGCGGCGCGCGGTGAGTCCGACCTTGCGTCGGATGTGGAACGTGGTGAACCCGGCCATGAACATGTCCAGGATCTCCTTGTCACGACTCTCGCGCTCGGATGCTCTAGGCATTGCGGCTCACCACCTTTCCCATTCGTCGCTCGATCTTGGCGCGCACAACCTCGCGGTGCGCAAGCTCCCAATCGGAGAGCAGTCCCTCCAGTCGGGTCTTCACGCCGTCGAACAGCGCCGGGTCATGTACCGTCAGCGGGTTGCGGATGGCGCCGTTCAGCATCTTGTGGAACACCCGAGGTTGACCCCGGCCATTCGACAAGGTGGCCTGTACGCGAATCTTGGCCGATTCCGGGAAGATTCGTTGCAGCTGGACCGCGCGGGTGTGGTTGTACTTCGCCCGCATCCCGGTCTTGGACTTGGACTCCTTCATGTACCGCAGCAGCGGGAGCACAGCGGCCGTCGTCGCATCCGCCCTTGTGCCGTACTGGAATCCGTGCGTGATGTCATCCTCGAACGGCCCGTACCAGTGCTCGCGGTCTGGCCCGACCCGCTCGATGAACAGGCTGTACGGGAACCCGGCGCGAGCCACCTGCAGCTCGGCCTGCGGCACCGAATCGAGGTTGGCACCGACCATCCGACCGTTGGTCGAGAGCACGACACCGGCCAGCAGATCCGCGAACAGCCCCAACCCGCCGTTCTCCCGCGCCGTCGCGAACGCCGCCCGACCACCGCGGGGAATCGACAGCCGCGAAATGTTGTCGTCGAGCTGCAGCACGCCCCAGCAGCCCCGGCGCTCGGCCTCTATGCACGCCCACTCGCGGCCGGGGAAGGCGCCAAAGAACCCGTCCGGGTCGGGCCGCTCCAGCCCCATCCAGTGCTCGCTGGCGTACTCAAATGCCCACTGGCGCGGGTACACCGCGAGGTCATGCTCGTCGGTCTCGTACCCCTCGGCGTCGCGGTCGTCGACCACCCAGACCACATCGCCTAAGCCGAACGGCTTGAGCTGGTCCAGGAACAGCTTGGTGGGGCGCTGGGCGAGGTTTGGCCGGCCACCGGTGATGACCGCCACCAGGAGCCCGCCGCGCTGCTCAGGAGTCGTTACCGGCTGAATCGCCATTGCCCGGATTGAACTTGTGCCGGATGTCGATCACGCCATCCATGTCGATGATCTGCTGCTGAGCCCGGATCGCCCGCTCTTCGTCCTTGAACACCACGACAATCTCGAACCCGCGCAGCGTATTCGCCGCCACGTCCGAGCTGACCTCGACATCGTGGCTGCCCTCCTCGAAGTCCTGCACGATGGCCTGCCAGTCCGCCAGCGCAAGCACGTCCGAGAAGTCGGCGGCCAGCTCGTCAAGCTGCTGCACCAGCTCCGGGAAATCCCACGTCGTGAAGTCGCCCGTCCGGTTGTCCGCGATGCGGTATGCCTTCACCTGCTCCGGCGTCAGCCCGTCGGCCACAACCACCGGCACGTGCTTGATGCCCAGCAGCTTCGCCGCGCGGAGCCGGGTGTGACCCACGATCAGCGTGTAGTCCTTGTCCACCACCAGCGGTTGCTGCCAGCCGAACTCACGCAGCGATTCAGCGACCACCTCGACGGCCCGCTGCGAGATCTTGCGCGGATTCTTGGCGGCCGGTCGGACAGCATCGACCTGCACGAGCTGCACCTCCCCGAGGGGGGAGACGGTATCGGTCACCGGAGCCCCCGGCCAGGCCGTTTTTCGGAAATTTCGACCGAAAGAGAGAGGACCCGAAAACCGGGCCTCGGGCCCCGCCCCAGATCCCTGGAAATGACGACCCCCCTACCCAGGCAGGCGTTACCAGCGCTCAGATGGCCGTCCGATCGCGATGAACGGTGCCTTGTTGCCACGGCGCTTGTTGCAGTCGGCGTGGCTAGGACGGAAGTTTGAGCGGTCTTCGGCGAGCTCGGGATAGGTCGAGACTGGCTTGGCATGGTCAAGGTTGAAGGCATCAGGGTGTTGTCCTCGGAGTGCGTAGTCAATCGGCCTGCCGCAGAGCCAGCATGGAAGCTGGTACTTCTCGCAGTGGGCGCGGAACTCGCGCCAGAGTCGCTTGAATCGGCGTGTGCTGAGCTGTGTCATGTGTGCCCCAGATATAGGAAAACCCCAGCTAGGCCGGGGTATTTCGCGCAGCGTTTACGGCTGGCAAGTCGAAGTTTACGCAGGTCAGAGGGGTATTACAACTAAGCATGTCGTACGGGCGTGTTATGCGGCCTGGTCATAGCACCCACCAGTCCCCGTCGTCCTCGACTACGACCACTACCCAGCCGGTGAGTATCAGCACCGCGATGGCAATGAGGATCATCAGCCAGTGCCAGTCGATCAGTATCCAGTCGATCATCGCGTTACCTCCGGTTGTTCGGTTTCCTGCTCGGCTTCTGTGGATTCCATTGCGGCCTCGCGCACCTGGCGTACGGCGCGGAAGCTGAACACCCGAGGGTCACCGCGCTGGATGTAGTGCTCAACGAAGACGCCCTTGTGCATCCACCCACGCGGTCGGATCTTCCCGGCGGTGATCCACTCGTAGAACCTGTTGCGTCCCACGGGCTCGTCGATGTCGGCAAGGCGCTGGAGTAGCACGCGCTCGGTCATCAAATCGCCTTCGAGCCAGGAGCGTTGGCGATTGCGCTGTACGTCAACGGGCTGCTTGCACCGGCCGCAGGTGACGGTGCGCTCATCGGTGGCGGCGTACAGGAACTTGCCACACTCGATGGGCTTGCCCTTGCGCGAGTAGGCGCGGATGGTCGGGCATGGCCCAGCGAAGTGCCGATCTGGCCGGTTGATGATGCGGAGCGCGTTCTCCAGTAGCGTCTTCATCTCGTTATAGCACTGTGCCGCAGCGGGATCGGACGCGATGGCGTTGACGTTCTCAGCCAGCCATTCGGCAGCGTCGGCCGCCGTGGGTCGGTACCGCTGAGGTAGTCGGCGCCAGCGGTCATCGGGCAGCGGACCGATGAAGTCGAGCGGTACGACGCGCACCGGATGGAACGTGATTCGCCTGGTCTCGCACAGGTCGCGTACCCACGTGGTGATGGCGTTGCGGGCCTGGTGGCTCAGCTCCATGGCGCCGAGGTGGATTGGGCTGGGCTCGTCACTGGACTGCCCGACGGAACCGGTCGTGAGTACGTCTTGCCGCGTGAGCGTTACCTCCAATTCGCCTATAAGCCAAGCGATGTCAGTGAGGTTGTCCTCCAATTGGTCGATGCAGTCAGGGCATAGGAACAGATCGCACTTCTGAGAACACTTGCGGCACTTTGTCATTCGGTCCGGCCTGCCTGAGAGTATCCCTCCGTGGCGTGCATCGGCATGGGCAAATAGTCGGGCCGCAGGACCGGCAGGTTGGGGGTCGGGAACTCGAACGCGATATCGCCAAGCCACGTACGCGCGTCGATCACGAGACCGGCCTCGCCAAATATCTCTGCGAACATGTCCTGAGCGAGGGTGAGCAGCAGGTCGTACAGGTTCTGCAGCCATGACGGCGGCGCCAACATCGGGGGCGGTGGCGGAAGCTGCTCCCGATAGATCACCCACGGTTTGTAGGGCTCTGGTATCCAAATAGATTCTGCCCGAATGGGTCCGATGAACAACGATCCTTCGCACACCACTGGCGAATCATCGGTGTCGACGCGATAGTTATCATCCCAACCGGTGATGTTCCGCATTTCGAGGATTCGTACGGTGAGCGGGATTCCGTGAAAGTCCCTGCCGCAGTGAGGGCATTTCGGGTAGTCCGGATTGTCGTAGTCGTAGCCGTTTTCTGGCTCACCACCGGCCATTTGGGCATCGACAAGCTGGTCTATCTCGTCGATGATGTCGGCCACTGGAGGGGCCTGGCGATACGAGAAGCAGCCGGGCTGGCCGCACTGGCAGGTGCGGTAGTTCCGCCAGTCGTGGGTGGTCACGCCTTCGGCCATGAGACCGCCTCCAATCCGTTGTAGTGACGCTCTTTGACCAGAAACGGCATCGGGATGCTTCGGTCGGCGCGCATCGTGCCCATCAGCGCCATGATCAGCGCATCGGCAATGTCGTGGTTCAGGATCTTCACGCGCGGATACCACTGGCGCACAGCCTGCAGGATCATCGTCTTGTCGGCCTTGGTGCCTGTGGCCCAGCCTGGCCGCGTATTCGGGTTGACCACTGCCACAGGAATTTTCCGGCGTCGTAGTGCCGGATAGAGCTGCCACCAGAACCCGCCTCGGTCGAACAGGTACGCGGTGTCGGTGTTGCCTCCGGGGATCGGTCCCTCGATCACGGCCAACGCGGCGTCGGATGCGTGGGTGTCGATCCACGCGAGCACGTCGCGTTTCAGCGCGAGGATGCGCTCGGCGCGGTCCTCGAAGCTGGAGCTGGAGCTGCTGTGCCAGCCGATGGAGTGCAGCGCGGTTGGCCGGCCATCGGTGAGCACCGCCAGCCCGGTGTTGGTGAGGCTCGGGTCAATTCCCAGCACGGTGGTGTGCCGTACGGGCTCGATGCCGTCGGGGCCTACCTGGAGCGTCATCGTGTGCTCTGCCCTCGGGTCACGCACGGCACGATGGCGTCTCGGCCGTCAGGTGTCTTGCACCAGCCGTTCTCCTCGGCGCCGCAGTGCTCGCACGGGTAGTCGATCTTGTCGGCGTAGGCGGCCACCACGGGGCCACGGGATGCGTTGGGCGCTGGGCGTGGTGGCCGGTACTGGCGTGGGTGCTCGCTCACTGGTCGTCGTCCTTCCCGAGTGCGGCGCGGACCTTGGCGATGCCGTCGCGGGCGGTCTGGGTGCGGTCGACGTGATCGCAGACTCGGCCGCCGTTGTAGCCCTCGTCGTTGCAGATGTCGCAGAGCGCGATGGCGGCGAGCTTGGCCTCCAGGGCTGCCTGCTGCTCGGCCTCACGTTGTGCTCGTTGCCGTTCGCTGTTCGCTCGGTCGAACTCCAGACGGCGCTCGCGTGCGTCGCCGCAGGCGCGGCACGGGTCGTTGGTCCCGCCAGGGTGGCTCGGGCAGTGAGTGGGTGGGGGGTTGTTCGGGTCCGGCTCGGATTCGGCTGGTGACGTACCCGACTTAGGTAACTCCCCTAGAGGTACTGGTGTAGAGGTACTGGTACTGGTACTGGGAATCCCGACCGATTTCGATTGGTAATCCGAACTCCTATCGGGATTACCGTTCTGATTGGTATTCCGATTACTAATCGGGACCGGATGACCATTACCGTTCGGGACCGGATAGGCATAGGCGTAACCGACCGATTCGGCATCGGGACGGGTGAGCAATCGGGCTAGGTCGTCGGCCGTGCTCTTGTTGGTCCAGGAGGTCAGTTCGGGCGATTCTGAGCGGACCCTCTTGACCTCCGTGATGATTGCTGCACGGAGCGGCTTGGAGACGGCACCCGCGTACGCCTTCACGACGGCGGCAGCCATCTTCGGGTTGGACAGCAGGCCGTCACCCCGGACGTAGGTCCGTACCAACACCTCCTCGGTGTCGAGATCGAACAGCACGAACCGCTCACGCTCCAGTACCGCTGCGGCGGCCAGAATGCGATCCAGGGTCATGTCCTTGGCCTTGCCGACTAGACGCTTCGGGCGCCAGTCTGCGACGCCGCAGTACGAGAGTGAGGGCTCGGGAAGCAGCACGCGGGTGTAGAGCCACTGAGCGTCGGCGGTCAGGGCCTCGAACTCGTCGTCCTCGTTGATGCTGAGCCGGATTCGGGCGTAGTCCCGGGCCATGTCGTCTATCCCTCTTTCGTTGTGACGACGCGCGTCAGCTCGTCGACGGTGTACCAACGCCACGCGTCGGCCAGCCGCTTCGCGGCGTCAGGATGGTCTGCGTCGGGCATTAGGTAGTACTTGTCCGTCTCCACCCCGCGACGCGGAACGACAGCGACGCGGTAGACCTTCTTGCCCTTGCGGATCCGCACAAGTGCGTTTCGCGGTATCCGCTTCGTCATCGGCCGGCCAACTTCCAGAGCGCCACCGCGTACTGAATCTGAATGCAGTGCGGGCACATATCGGCGTTGGCCTGGATGATGGAGCCGATGCCGGTCACGATGTCGGTATCCGGCGGGATGACCTTGTTAATGTCGGAGATGTGTTCGGTGACTAGCTGCTTCGCGGAGGCGATGCTCTGGTCGGCCAGTGCGATGATGTGCGGCGGCGGGGTGGTTGTCACTTCGTCTCTTTCGGGTCGGTCCATGTGGTGGTGTCGGGGTGGAACTCATCGAGCCCAGATGGCTCATGGGTGGCGGCCTTGCGTGTCCGCTCGGCCCTATCGGAAGCGGCCAGGAAAACTGCTGCGGCAGCGCGCAACCCGTCTTCATCGACCTCAGAGAAGTCGACGAGCGCGTTAATGCTGCCGTCGGTGTAGAGCCGCACTGAGCCATTCGGGAACCGCCATTCAACGGTGCCGGGCGGGGATGCCAACGGCTTCGGCTCGGGTAGCGTCACCGATAACCGGGTGCTGATGAGCTGGAAATCAGCCGTCCATATCCGCTCTGTTCCTGCAATGACGTTCTCGCCCAGAGGCTCGGCGCCGTCCTCGGTTTGGTCCATCAGTAGCCCTCTCGTGCATCGTCTCGGTCGCCGCACATGCCCGGTCTGGCGTCCAGATAGGTTGCGGCTCGGTCAAGTTCAGTGAGTGCGTCCACGGCGTCGCGCCATTCCGGGTCCAGCGTCATAACCCGCTCATCTCGCCGAGAGGTGCGTGAGTGGCCTCCGGCCAGACTTCCTGCTGCGCGAGCTGGCAGCGAGGGCAGTGGTCGCGAATGCTGTTGGTATCGAACGGGTCTCCGCAACGTGTGCAGAGCAACGTCACCGAGCGGGCCACCGTTGCACCCCGACTGCGGCGGCGGCCCGACTCGGTGATGATCATTGCGCCGGTACCTCGGTCCAGCTATCGGCGGCCGTCGAGTCGGGCCAGTCCTCCGGCGTGAATCCAGCGGGATTCACGCTCGCGTACTCCCATACCGCACGGCCGTTCGCGACCGTGCCGCGTATCGCCATCCACAAGGCGTCGGGCGACTTTCGCACTTCACCGAGGGGAATCCCAGGCTTTGACCCGAGGGCCGCCTCGAACATCTCAGCCGTCCGTACGTCTCCGGACTCGCGGAACCCATCGGCGAACACCTGGACCATGTTGGTAATGGCGTCCAGCGCCTTCCGTGCTGGTGACGGCGTCGGCGCGGTCACTCGCCGCCGTCCTCGTCCTGGTCGTACAGGCTGCCCTGGCTGTCGTCCTTGGCAGGGGCCTTGCCCTGCTCGTGCATCGTGACGATCTCCATGGTGGTGGTGAGTCGTTCCTCTGCGTCCTTCCGGCGCCGCGTCTTGTGCTCGACGCACTTCGCGGTGACCACGTAGGTCCGCTCCTCGTCCAGTGCGGGCGGATCTTCAAGCGCGCCAGCCGATTGACCGGTGAACTTGGCGTATGCCGCCTCGATGAGCGGCTGCTGTAGCGGCAGGTTGTCCAGCGCGTTGGTGCTGGGCAATCCGGTCGGCAACTGAGTGACCTCGGCCATGATGTACTACTCCTTTTCTGTTGTGGTGCTGGGTGTTTCGAGCAGTTCGGCGAATCGCTCGAAAGCTGGGTACGCCCAATCGCCGAAGGCGGCAGTACCGCCCGTTGCGATGGCGTGGTCGACGCGCTGGCGCATCTCGTTCGCGGCTTGACGTGCCGCCTGTGCCGGGCTCACTGCGCGGCTCCGTCCTGCGCTGCCGCTGCCCGCTGAGTCTTCTCGTGCTCCAGGACTTGGATGACCATGCTGGCCTGCTCGCGAGTCAGCTCCTTGGAGCTGGTCAGCTCCGTCTGCACCTCGGCGCTGAGCCACGCGAGACCGGCCGCGCGACCGTCCTTGCCGGTGCTGATGCCGCACTCCTGAAGAAGGATGTTGACCTTGCGCACCTGCGCCTCAGTCGCCATCAGCACCTCGGGTGACTCCGGCATCGGCTCGTTGGCCGGGGCCTCATCGTTGGGCGTGGTCTCCTCGGCCTCGCCGTCGATGTAGTCGGGCTTGTCGTCAATTGCGCTGGCGCCCAGATCAACCCGAATACCATCGTCCTGGGCCATGGCGCGAACGATCTCGGTTGACTTCGGCAGCAGCTTCATCAGCTTGCGGACCATCGTCTTGTGCGCCATCGCCTCGAAGTGGTCCACCCACGGGCCGAAGATCTTGCCCTCGCGGTTGCGAGCAGTGGCGTGCTTGTCGCGGTATGCCTCCATGTCGGCAACGGTCATCGGGTCGGTGATCGAGTAGCCGCCCTCGATGGTGCGGCCGACGGCATAGAACAGGCGCGGTTCGCCGCGTGAGCCATCGATGCACGGCCGGTGAACCCACTTGTCTTCGGACGCACCGTATTCGATGTAGAACTCATCGTTGCTGTAGACCGTGCGAGCGTGGATGCTGGCGATGCGGCCGGAGCGGTGCGCCAGCTCGACGTAGCCCTGGTACCCGATGACCAGCTGAGCCTTTTGGCCGCGAGTCTTGCCGTCCCAGAAGGGCAGCAGGTATGCGTGACCGAGAGCGCCGACACCGGGCCGCAGGCCGAGCTGCGCACAGGTCATCAATGCGCCTAGCAGTGACTTCTGTTCGCACTCAGCCAGTTTCGGGTTAGTCTGCAAGCAGGTCAGCGCGTCGCGGATGAGCTGCTTCGCCTCCGTGCCTCGCGGCATCGCGAGCTGGAATGCCTGCTCCATCTTGCGAATCTGCGCAGGTAGACCAGCATCGGTCTTGGCAACAGCGGTGGTCATTCGGGTGTCCCTTCTGTGAGTGCCGCCTCCAGTGCGGCGATGAGATCGGAGTTGTCTTCACGGGTGGACTCGACCCACCGAGACGCACGTGTTGCCCACGACGGCAATGAGATTGATGTGATGTCCGTCGGCCGGCCAGGCCATATGTCCCGGTCGATGCAGTCGCGGTAGATGGCAATGGCCCGTTGCATCATCTGCGCCCCGAGGAGCGCGGCCTCGTCGTCGAACTCGACCACGGCCACCTCGTACGGGTACTCCTTCTCCTGCACGATGAACACAAATTGCGCTTCGGGGTCCAGCCGAGCCAGCCGCGCGACGGCGCGGTACCACGCCTCCTGGATGTGGTATCCGAGGTCGAATGCCTTGCGAGAGAACGTGCTCGGATCGGACGTGGTGCTCGTCTTGTAGTCGACGATGCGGAGCCGCCCACCTTCGGGATTCATCCAGTCGGGCCGTGCCTTGAGCCGGATGCCGGTCTCGGGGTCGGTGGCCGCGAGCGATACCTCAGCCACGCCGTCGGCCAGCAGCTTGCGCGCTGTCGGGTGATTGAAGACCGCCCGCGCCATCTCCATCGCCACGTCGACCTCGCGCGCCAGCAGCGGAATCTTGCCGTCGGCGTATGCCTGGGCGCGCTGTTCCTTTGCGGCGTTAGTGCGCCAGTCGTTGGCGTGAACCGGCACGATCTCCTCACCCTCGCCCAGCACGAATTTGTGTGCGGCGTGCCCGAAGTCGTATTCACGCTTCGTCTTTGGTGGCTGGCTCATCGCGGCACGGAAGTGGGCCGGGGTGGACGGCGGCAGCAGCAGCCGCGCACCCGAGCTGGACAGCGCCGACCGGTCGGCGTGGTACTCCGTGTCCGGCACATCGCCGTGTACGCCGTCGACTTCCATCCGGGCCGTCACGGGGTCACCGCCAGGAACCGGTGCGCACCGCTGGCAATGCGGGACTTGGTGACCGACTCGGCGCGCTGGATGAGGGTGAGCGTCCCCTCGTCCGGGTCGATCCACGCCGCCAGCGCCATGATGATCTGCGCAGCCTTAGCCGGGTGGCGCTGGCACAGGTTGGTCAGCTCCTTGTGGACGCGGCGCGGGTCGTCGTCGCGGATGCGCTCGGTCAGTGCGTGAGCGCGAGCAGCCACCACGTCGATGTCCGACTCCGGGGTCATGTCGACGTTCGTCATCACTGACCCCCTGCCAGTACCGCGCTGGCCGCTTCGCGCTCGTCACGGCTGGTGAAGAACACACCGAGCGCTTCCGTCTGCGCGATGACCTCGGGCCGGTGGCGCCCGACGTAATCGCGCCGGTACTTCACCCGGCTGCTGTCATGCCGACCGTGATTGATGGTCTCGATAGGGGCTGAGTAGGGCTCGCGTGGATCGTTCATGCTCCGACCACCTCCGCATCGACGGGACGCGCATCCAGTGCCGCGCTGGCCTCCGGGCTGGCGAGCAGCATCGCGGCGATGCTTGCGATGACGGCCAGCAGGAGGGTGAAGCGGTCGTAGCGGCTCATCGGGCACCCCCGGCCGTGACCATGGCGTCGTGGTCCTCCACGTCGGCCGCGAACGAGATCAGCTCCTTGCCGAGCGCGAAGGCGTCTTCGAGCGAGAGCGTGATCCTGATGTTGTCGCTGACCAGCTTCACCGGGCCGTCGTGGTCATCCGGCGTGTGGATGAGCTGCCAGCCCTCGACGGGCGCCGACATCGTGATCGTGGTGTCGCTGGCCTCTATGCGCTGTTGGCCGGCCCCGGCGGTGCAGCCCTCGTGCTCTATGGCGAACTCGTTGTGCCAGCGCCGGTCGTCCTCGCTGGCGCCCTCGTAGAGGATCGAGACCGAGCCGCACGGGCAGATGCACCGCCCAACTTCACGGGGCTCTACCGCCACGCTGGCGTTAGAATCGGGACTACTCACTGTTTGTTCCTTTCACTGGTGGGTACAGGTGCCGTCCCGGTTGCAGCGGGGCGGCACCACTCTCTTCCTGGGAAAACGCGGCTGCCTCGTTGAGCGAGGAGCTATTCACGGCACGACAAGTAGGGCCGCTGGATCTACGTCCAGGGCCCTAGCGATTCGGTCGAGCGTGTCAAAGGTGAGGCCGGTGTCGTTCACCTGCCGGTGCACTGTGGGGCGGGATAGTCCGGTTCGCCGGGCGAGTTCAACGACGCTGACCCGCTGCCTCCCCATCTCGGCCCGGATATTTGCCGCCACCCTGTCTGCTGTCGTTTCTGTGGTGGTCTTCACAGAAAGGGAACATAACTTGAATGTGCCCGTCTGTAAAGAAAACCTTACCGATTGAAGGGCGACTACTCAGAGGCAGAGTTGCTATACCACTTGGAAAGGGCAGCTAGGCTGTAAACCCTAAATCTTTGCTAGACAGTTCAGAGATGGTGACTTATGCTCATCACGTGAACACAATGACTGTGGAGCTTCCCGCTCCTGATCGTGAAGTGGTTGGCCGGAGACTCCGCGCCTACATGGGCATCCACAAGGTCAGCCGCCCGAAGCTCGCCGCCGCCGTGGGCATGTCACGGCCAACGCTCAACTCCAAGCTGGACGGCAAAGTCGACTTCAAGCTGGACGACATCACGGCAATTGCCGGTGCTCTCACCGTGCCGTGGATGTGGGTATTGACCGGCGATGACGACTTACTGCCGCCTCGCGACCGGCCTGAAGTGCGCCCGAAGGGATTCGAACCCCTAACCTTCTGA